TTGTAACGGTTTTATCGGGTGGCGTTACGCTTTTCCATGCTGCTACGAACGCTTGTGGGTTGTCGGCCATGGCTGGGGTTAACTCGACGTGTAACCACAAACCACCACCAGAGCCACCGTTCGCGGTTTCTGACCAGTCTTTCCAACCGGGCTTACCGTCACGGTTACAACGCCAGCCGCGGCCCCATTTCTCAGTGCCTTTTTTTGTGGTGCCGGCATAGTCGTGTATTTCTTCAATGCCCAATACTTTGTAGTTCGCTACCAACCAGTTTGCCCACATGGCGGCTGTGGCTTTGTCTTTGTAGCCAATGTCAGCTGCACGGCCTGTGGCGTGTACTGAGAGACGGTCACTGCCGCGCATGTTACGCACGGCCCAAGTGCCAAGGTTTGTAAAGCCTTTTTTCTTGATGATGTCTACAAACTTTTCGGTGCCGGGGCGTTTGCCTAATGCTGCGCCGTCGGTGGTGCCGGTGTAGTTCATGGCCGGCTAATCATGTCGGCGATGCGCGTTAAGAGTTTTGCAGCTGCTTCGCGCACAATTTTTAGTAGGCCTTTTTTGTCGTCATTCTTCATCGGTTTTGCCTTTCGGTTTATCTTTTAGCCCGTTGGCGCTGAGCAGGCCAGCGAGTGAGCCGGTAAGGAATAGCAACAATGGTTGCAGGGTCGCCCAAGCCGACTTGTCATTATCGCTTACGTCAAGCGGCTGCGTAACAAAAAGCAAGCCGTAGATAAGCGACATGGTGGCAACCACAAAAGTCAGCGACAACGCGCAAGCCACCACAAAAATTAGGCGTGCTTTTATTTGCTCGCTTGTCATTCTTTCGGGTCGGCGCGGTGGCGGAATTATAGGCATTTGTCTGCCAGTATTCGAGTACTGCCAAGGCTGGCCGTGTCCACGGTTATAGACGTTTCGGCGCGCAAAGCCTTGTTTTTGGTCAATGGCGGGCAGTTGACGCGTTCACGGTCTCCGCAAGCTACGAGGATTGACGCAAATAAAAGCGCCACAAAACTAGCCCGCCAAATCATCTGGGTACATTCCTTTGCTTGCTTCAATGTCCGCTAAATACTGTGCGTATTCTTCGTCGTTGTATTCGCGCTCGACGGTTTCGCCAGTCTCCATGTTGATACCTGAAATTATTGGTCGTGTCATTTATGCCTGCCTTATTCCGTAGACGCGTATTGTTCCACCAATGGTCGCGCCTGTGTTCATTGTTATTTGAAAACCGTCGTATGCGGTGCTGTTACTATTCAAACCTCTTATTTGGCCACCAACATAGTTAGAAAATGAGGAAGTAAAATCAATCATTATTGGGGTTGGAAGCGCTACTTTTGGTGTTGAAACTTGAATAACACTAAACGTGTTTCCTGTGCCAGAAGCCGCGCTAAAGACCATTGATGTTGCAGCGGCCGCGCCGCTTTGTTGAGCTGTTGAAGCGATTGTTGTGTAGTACTGCCAACCGCCATAAAAATAGTTTGTTGAGTTTGGGGTACCTGATGTTCTAAATTTAAATTCAAAAGAACCTGTTGTGCTTGCGGACGTAGTTTGAAGAGTAATTACGTAATTATCGAAAGAATTTGTAAAACAGCCATCTATAAAAAGCGTTGCCGCGCTGGCTGTGTACGCGCCTATGTAAGTCATGCCGCTGTTTGCTAGATAGGTGTTTGTGTCTGAAGCGGTCAACACTTCGCCAGTAGTGAAAGTTTTTATAGCCATTAGTACCCCAGTCTATTTGAGTCAAGTTTGCCAAAAACGTCATCGTTCAATATTAAATATGCGTTCTGTTCAGCCGGCGAAAAATACATTGTTACATAGGTTTCGGAAACGTCGCCAGAGTATGTGTAGCCTTCGAGCACGCAGTTGTACGTTGTGCCTCGAAATGTAACCGTGTAAACGGCGCCAATACTTAACGTAACTGGCGGTATTGGCGCGGTTGTTGCGTTTAAGAATATGCGCGCTGAACTAATCCGAATGGCTGGCGACTTGTAGTTATTAAGTAGATAGTTGGCGTAGTCGAGCGCTTGGCCAGTTGAGTTGTTAAGCGTGTTCACGGTGTATGTGCGATATGGGCTAGAGCCTGTTTGCACTGTTTGGGAACCGTAAGACTCGGGGCTTACCGTTACTTGGGTGTAAAAATTGTCGGCTAAAGACGTAAAAGTAAGGTCTTGGTAGTTAGCAAAACTGGCGTCGTTAGCCACGTCGGAAAGGTTGGCGGGGCTGTTCAAGCCGCTAAACGGGCTAATCAGAAATAAGCCGGTGGCTCTGTCTTCAAGCAGGCGGCCGTTAAGTGTTAAAGCTACGCGGTTAATCCAGTCGCCCCAAGTGGTACTAATTGTGGTTGCTGGCATGTTGGGCACTGTGACAGTAGAAGCCCAAGTGTTGTTAAACGAGATTGTGTATCCGCTTTGTGTTGTTGCTGTAGCAAATTGGGTGCTGAGTGAACCAGCCGCCATAGCGTAATTAAGCCCAGAAACGCGCCCAAAGTCTGCTAATTGTCCTTCAAGCGTAAGGTTTAAGTAGTCGGCGTTGCCCACAGAACCGACATATGGTATGCCGTATGTGGTTAAAGCGTTGGCTAGTTTGCCTACAAATACGGTGTAATCGGTGCCGTTGTAGTTTAGTTGTATGCGCATATCAACACCGGGTACCAGCGCAGTGATTGGTGAAGCGTAACCGTTTGGGTACCGTATAACTGCTTGTGCTGTGCTGGCGTTGTATTGGTCAAGTTGATGTTGTCGGCCGACATTTACGGTAACGTTTTGGCCGTTTGGAATAGTGGTAAAAACGCCGCCACTAATGTATTGAACCTTAAAATACGGCGGCATCAGTAAATGTTGCTTACCTTGATGGGCACGCTGCCGTTTTGGCGCATGTAGGCACGTAGCGCGCTTACTACTGCGTTTGGGTCACCGCCGTTTACGTTGATAGTTACGCTTGATGAGCTGACGTTGCCACCGCCAAAACCTGACATGTCTTGATTACTGCTGGTGTTAATACTGCCAAGCACGCCACCAAATGGATTAGAAGTCAATGTAGGCGTACCGCCAGCCATGACGGTGCCAAGGTTTGCGTCTAACTGCTGGCCAATAGCGGCAACGCTTGTGGGGTCTACAGCAAACTTCAGTAAAAACTCGGTGTTTTCTATGACGCTGTTAACGCCGTTTACGATGGCTTGGGCTTGGTCAACACCAGACTTGAACCACTTATCGGCCGTTAGTTTGGCGATACGGTCGGCAGCTGCGTTTACGGTGCTAGAGATACCCACCAGTTTGTCTATGGACTCTTTACCGCCGGCAAGCAAACCTTTGATTATCTCTAGGCCCACGTCTGCACCGCTGGCAAGAATTGACTTCAGTAGCTCGGGGTCGTCTAGCCCGGCAGCAATAAGGTTTTCTATGCCGGTGGCAAGTTCGCCAGCCTTTTTGGCTTGGTCGTCGAGTACGCCAAAAAATGTTTTGGCGCCTTCGCTGTCTGCTGCCGTAGTCCAAGCGTCGCCGACATTAAATATGCCGCGCACCACGTCGCCAGTTGCCTTGTAGAAGTTGTTGTAATCTTCTGTGGCCTTGGTTAGTTGCTCATTGGCGCGCATAAGTGCGGGGGCAAACTTGTCTTTAACTGTCTGCACCGCATTGTCGTAGGACTCTTTGAGTGTGCGTACTGCCTCGGCATGCTTGGCGGTCTCGGCTGCGGCGCGTTTAGCGGCCTCTGAAGCCTTTTTAGTGCTAGCAGTGCTCTTGGATATCTCTAGGTTTGCTAGGCGTTGCTGTTCAATGTCTACGGCTTTTTGGTAGTTGGCGCGTTTCTGGTCTGCGTCGAGTTGCAAAATGGTGTCTGACCATGCGCGCGTGTTGGCATAGGCGAGCGCTAAACCTTCATTTGTTTTGTCTAAGCCTGTCTTAAGTTTGCCAAGGTTAAAGTTTAAGCCAAGTACCTTGCCGCCGAAATTAAGAAACCCGCTGCCAAGGTTGACAATGTTTACCCCGGTCTGCTTAAGCCTGTCTATTAGACCGTCGGTCTGGTCTACGTTGCGTAGCATTGCGTCTTCAAGTGCTTGGAACGGGTCAACGAACCTACGTAATTTGCCGCCGAGTTCGCTAATAACGCCGCCTAGGCCGCGGTCGTCCATTATTTTTATAAGCTTGTCTACGTAGTCGAGTAGTTGGCCGAGCGCTGGTAGCACGCGGTAACCGATGCCTTCTACCATTTCGTCAAAACGTATTTTTAGTATTTGCAAACGGCCTGCGTAAGTGTTGGCGTTAGCGGCTGCCGCACCACCAAATTGTGTGGTAAGCGCCTCTTGTGCAGCCTTAAAGTCTTTAGTTTTGATTATGTTCTCATCGAGTGGAATACCCAACTTTTTTAGACTTGTAAAGTTGCCGTCATACGCACGCCCAATAGCCGTGCTGACAGCGGCCAAATCTTTACCGGTCGCTTTTGATGCGTCGATACTAAGAGTTAAAAGGTCTTGTGCCTTGGCTGCGTCCCCGGTAAATCTCACTAAGCCGGCAAGTGCTGGCCGTAGCTCATCGTCGGCCACGCCAGTTGCTAGTTGTGTCTGGTCAACAAAGTCGGCCATAGAGTCGGCTAACGCTTGGTTTGGCCCGAGTGTTGCGCGCAGCTGTGTTTCTAAAAGTTTTTGGGACTGCTCATCGGCAATAGCGGCCTTAGCGGCCATGGCCAAACCGCCAGCCAATGCAGTGACGGCGCCGGCAGCGGGAACCATGGCTTTTTGTAGCAGGAAACCCGACTTAGCGCCGAAACCTTGCAGGCTGGCAAACTCTTTTTTGGCTGCGTCAAAACCTTTAGTGTTCAGGCTTGAAATAATCGGAATGTTGATAGCCATGGTTAGCGCGTCCTAGTCGTTACAAGGTTACGGTTAACAATAGTCATAACGCGCTCTACTATCTTGTCTACCTCGGCCTCAACGGCGGGTAACACACTTTCGGCGGCTGGTTGTAGTGCGCGTGGCGCAGCTGCGGGGCCGACGTGTTCGCCTTCCGCCAAAAGGTTGGTAACAAACTGGCCACCGCCTCGAATGCCTGCATGGTCCCAGATTGCGCCCGCGGCGTCTCGCTGCTGTAGTACAAGCAACTGGTATTGCGTCGCCTTAAAATCGGCTGTACGGCCGTTAGAGAACGTTACAGTGCGGGCACGCTGGCCACGTTTGCCAACCACGGTGCGTATGCCAGCGAGAACACGGGCGCGTGACCAA